CTCATCAGATCAGCTCCGTTACTTCCAAGGTGCCGTCAGTGCTGGCATTACGGATCACGGCAATGTTTGGCGTTGCAGGCACCGCCAGATCAAGCCGTTCTCCGTTGGCGATGAAGTGCGACGCTGCTGATGCAGTCTGGGAGCTGCTGCCGATGGCATAGCGGATGTCAGCACCAACAGCACGGACGCTAATGCGCTGGCAGGTGCTGGTCAGCGCGGTGTTAGCGCTGGCGCTACCGGCAGAAAGCTGGCGGGCGACAGCGGGGATACCAAGGGGTTCGACAGATTGCGCGTAAGTGCCATCCGGCCGCCGCTGAAAACTAACATCAGATCCAGCGGGTGAAATTAGCGGCATGATCAGCTCCGGCGGATAGCAAAGTTACCTGGTCCACTAATTCTAAGCCCTGTCAGATAACGCTCAAAGATCGGTGGCACACGATCAGCGCCGGTTGCCATGCTGCTAGCGCCTGCGGTTTCCACTGCAAGGCTGCCGATGCGCACGCTCTTGTAATCCTCAACGCCGCTAAGCCCTAAGCCATCGCGGTTGTTGTTCAGATACACCGCAAGTACCACCTGCGCATATTGGATGCGGTCGGGTATTTCGGTGTCGGTGTAGTAATCCGTCGTAATGCGAAACGGAAAGCCAACCGCGTAAGTATTGACGTAGGTGTCAGGCTTGCGAACACCAGTGCGCGGCCATTGGAGCGCTTGCGTGTCGGTTGCACGTGCACCAAGGAATCGTTCGCGGTCAAGGCGTTGCGTTGCAGTGAACAGTGCTCGGTTTTTTTGATCGGTGGTTGCTGATGCCCATGCGGTTACATCATCATCCTCAACCCAGCCGTCAATGATCGCCTGCGCTGCTGCCAGTGTTAGGTAGCTGTTTGCGTCGGCCGCGCCTGGCGTTGCCACGATTGTGATTGCCATCAGCGGGAGCCTCCTGTAGCTCTAGTTTAGGCATAGAAAAAGAGGCCGCCGCGTTAGCAGCAGCCTCACGTTCTTGCCGGCGTCGCCAAGCAAAAAGACCCATCAGGCAACAGCAGCAGCAGTGCTGCCGAGGCCATACAGGGTGATCGCTTCAGAGCCAGCAGTCACGCTGGTCACACGACCAAGGAACACCTTGGAGGCGTTCTGCACCACGGTTGCAACACCGCTGACGGTCACATCAGTACCACCAGCAACGGTGATAGTGTTGGCGCCTGCGGAGGCGTTCAGCACAACCACCATGAAGGTGGTGCCGACAGCGCAGTCACCGCCGATGGCGGCAACGATGTCAGCAGCAGTGGCAGTGGTGTAGGTAGCAGCAGCAGTAGGAACACCACGGATGATGGTGTTGTAGCTGTTGGCTGCAGTCAGGGTTGCAGTGGCAGTAGGAGCTGCCAGACCCATTTGCCCAGGCAGAAGGCCGCCGGGGATGTCGCCGAGTTCAAAGATAGAAGCCATTGTTAGTTACCTCCTCAGTCCATGTTGGAGACGTTGGTGGCACGCACAATGCCGATGTTCTTCAGCTCATACACCTTAGACCAGTTGGCCACGGTTTCAAGCTGAGCACGAGTCGGGTTGGAGGTGGTTACACCCCACTTAGCGCCCACCGGGTGGTAGCAGTAGTGCAGGTCGATCGACATGGCATCGCTCTTGGCGAGGATGTCGCGATCAGTTTCAGTTTGCATGGCGAGTTGCTCGCCGGATGCAACAGCACCGCTGGTGAAGAAGAAAGTGCCGTATTCAGTGCTGGCGCCGGAACCGGCGGTCGGCACATCATCGGACACGATCACACGCAGACCCATGTAGGTCGGCACAGTCGGGTTGCCATAGGCGGGAGCAATGGTGCCGCCGGATGCAGTGGCGTTACCGCCAGTCACATCAGTTGCCAGCACGTAGTCCACAGCACGGCGTTCTACCAAGTCATAGTAAATTTTACTATGCATACAAACGGCAGCCAGCTTGTCGCCTTGATCGCCAAGGATGGCGCGGGCTTCTGCGACGTGACGTGGGCTCAGAGCGGTGGGAGTATCACCGGACTCAGAGTCGATGGTCAGATCAAAGAATGCCGAGCTGCTGGTGTTGGTGTTCAGGCTACCGAACACACCGGTCAGGCAGGACAGCAGATCCTTTTGACGCTGGTGGGCGACGTAATCAGCCACCTTGGCGCCAATGGCAGCCATGGGGTCAGAACCGGCGGCAATAGCAGCCAGGTCACGAGCCTCAAAGGCGCGGCCACGGTGCAGGATCACGCCAACTTGCTTGTCAGCAGTGATTTTGCCAGGGGTGAGGCTGGTGCTATCGGTCAGCACCTCGAAATCACCGGAAAGGTTTGCTTTCCAGTGGGGAATGTTGATGAAATCACCGCCCTCGGTGGCATTCAGCTCCGCCATGGGCTGCACCACACCGGATGCCAAGAAGGCATCACGCACAGTGGTTTGCTCGATGACGTAAGGCGTAAATACCTCGGGGATGATGATGTCAGAGCGAAGGGTCGCCATGACTAATCCTCAAAGGAATGGTTTACGGTTTGGGCGCAGCCCAGCAGGCTCAATGCGGCGCAGCCATCACGAGCGGACACACAAATACTAGCGTCCTGCTGCAGCCTTAAGCCTGTCATAGAGATCACGATCAGTGCGGAATAGGCGTGATTGCTCGGTCAGATTGAACGATTCAGGCAGGAATGGGTTTTTTGTGCCTGCAGGAATGTCGCCACTGCTGCGACCTGTTGGTGCACCGGAGCCTTGCGGCTTGGGCTGCTTTTGCATCCACGCTGGCAGCGACTGCTTTGCCCATTCGCCAACAGGTGTGCGCTGGTAGCCGTCAACGACCACGACGGTGCCATCCGGCTCACGCTCGATCTTGTCGGCTGACAGCTTGGTCTTTAGCACAAGATCAGGGTCGTGCACGATGTCAGCCAATGCACTGACGGCTGGTGTTACTAGCTCAAGTTCACGCACGCGGCTTTCCAGTTCTGCAATGCGCTGATCCTTTTCTGTGGTTGCCTCACGGAACTGCTGCTCTAGCGCTTGCTTGGCTTCTTGGTATTTGCCTTGTGTTTCAAGCTGCTGCTGTTCGTAGTTGCGCTTGAATTCCAGCAGTTCATCCACATTGACACCATCAGGCGCCTTGGATTTCTTGGCTGCACGCAGCTCAGCGATCAGCTCTTGGTTCTTGCGTTCTAGTGCCTCAACGCTGCGCTGCAACGCTTCGGTGTTGTCACCCTCAGCCGCAGGCTTTTGGGTTTGCTGTTCGTCGGACATGAATAACCCGCAGGGTTAAGTGCAATCGTAGGCTATCACTTGCGCTTACGCTTGCGGCTTTTTCCTGCTTTTGCGTACGCGATTGCTGCTGCTTGCTTTGGCGGCTTGCCCTTCTTGATCTCGCGGCGGATGTTTTCTGATATCACAGCCTGTGACTTGCCCTTCTTCAATGGCATAGCGCCAGTCCTCAACACCTGACAGCAGCATAGAGCCATCCGCTGTCGCCCAACCCCTGTCGGTGTAACGCGCTGGCACCCATGCTTCACCGATCAATGCCTCGACCGGATCGCTGCTGATGGTGTAGATACCTTCGCTGCGGAAATGCCTAAGGCTTGGCAGTGCCATATCGCTTGCGTAGCTGCTCTAAGGTTACTTCCGAGCCATCGTCCCGCACGAGCTTTGCGATAGCCGCTTGCGGACCGTGCTTTTTGGCCAGCATGTTGAAGTAAGGCACCTTGCTATCGCCGAGTGCCTTGGCCTTTGTTGCACGGTCTTGCTTGGCTAGCCATTCACCGTATGTGGTGTCAGCCGGCACCAAGCCACCAGCACTGGCACGCTTTGCTGGTGGTGGCGGGATGAGATCCAGCTCTTCGTAGTCGATCACCGGCACTGTCGTTGACCTGCAGTTGAAGTGCTGCGGCGGTGTTGGACCTTTGCCATATGGAAACTCCTTACCATCCAATGCACGACAAATGCTGCTGGTGCGGGTGTCCAATGTTGCCACATAGCGATACTTTTGAGTGATGTCTTGATTTCCTTCATACACCTGCTGGCTGGCTGCATTAGCAACTTGGTTGACGCTGGTACGCACAAGGGTGATGATCTGATTGTCGGCTACTGCTGTTGCCTGACCGCCGGCTGCTGCTAGTTGCGCTGCAGTGCGTGCAGTTTCGCCGAACTCAAGCTTGCCGATCAAACGCTTGACGATATCCGGCGTCGGCTCAGCAGTCAGCAAGCCTTGGCGTACTACTTGCGAAAACCGCTCACCGGAATCAACGGCGATACCACGAAATGCCTTGCGCACGACGCGACCGTTGGGCAGCGTGATTGCTGTACCTTGCGCTGCGGTTAGGTTGAATGTTTGCGGTGCACCTTGCACTGCAGCAAATAGATCATCGCTGAGTGCCACCACATTGATCTCAGTTGGATCAGTGGTGACCACAGACTGCGCAAATTGCGGGCTGATCTCTACGGTGCGCACTGCATTGCGCTGCCCTGGCGGCAATGCACGCGCCAGTTGCTCAGTGACAAACTCTGATTGCAACTCGGCTAAGCCTTGCAGTTCCAATGCAGTCAGCTCTGTTGCATCACCAGCCCATGTGGCAAGACTGTCACGTAACTGCGCAAGGATCGCACGCAACCGTGCTGCTTTGACCGGTGCTGCTAGTTCATCAATGGTGCGCAGCTGATTTGCAGCATCAATGATGATGTCGTTGTAGGCATTGATGATACGCCGCGCGACGCTATTGCTATACCTATTCAGGTCGATCGCATTACGATATAGCGCCTCCGGTGTGCTCATTGTTCAATGCCAAGATCCTCTGGGCTGTAACCAGAGCGGATGCTGACATTAGCGCCACGGTTTAGTGCACTGCCGACCAATGATGCAAAGGCCTCATAACCGTTCTGGCCGTCTTCCATCAGCGTGATTTGATCCACTTCATCTGCTTTGCCGTCTTTGTACCATGTGACGCGCACGATGGCGAGGATTTCCTCAGGCAGGACTGAGACGTGATAGTCCAGCGTCTGCTTACGCGGGCGCTTGGGTTCAATCATGATCATGAGATCAACGAGCCTGTCCGTTATCCAGTCCAGTGCCCTGTAGATCCAAGCCCGCATTGGCAGTGGCCGCCAGCTCTTCATCCACGTTAAAGTCATCGCCGAGCACTTCACCATCAGCGAGGTTCTGCAGCAGTGTTTCCTGCGTGATGGTGCCGGCAGTGTAAAGCTGCAGCAAGCTTTGCACATCCTGCGGCTCAAGGCGGCTGCCGAGGAAGTCACGGTTGACAAGGCAACTGCCCGGTGCAGTGCTGTTGCCGAGGTATTGCGCGTGGAATTGCAAGCAGTTGTCGATCATGTCTTGCATGTTTTGCGCGATGACCATCATGGTGCTGTCGCCTTGGCTGCGGTCGATGCGTTTTGCTTCGGCGGTTTCTGCGCTGAGCTTTTGGCCAAGCACTGCACTGAGGCCAAGCTCATTGATCTGCGACGCAAGCTGCTCAAGCCGGCGGAATTGATAGTCAAAGCTCTTGCCATCGGGCTCGATGTATTCAGCGCGGCCTTCTGCTGGAAATGCAATGGCTTCACCGGGGCCAGCTGATACTTCTTCTGCGCTGGATGGGAAACCATAGAACGCCAGCATCGGCACTGCAGAAATGTGCAGCTGATTGTCTAGATCGCTTTGGATTTGATATGCCTTGAGATTCAGCTCTGCAATATCTTCCAGCGGCGGGCGCGACTCCATGTAACCAACGCGGCCGCTGTATGCCACGCTGAATGGAATTTCGCTCAAACTGGTGGTGCCTTCATCCACCAGCTCAAACTCACCGCTGTCTTGCTTTTGATGCAGCTCAAATGCACCAGGCGTCAGCAGACGAATCTGCTCAACGACCTTCTCGCCGTATTCACCATCTGGTACGTTGATGTGCTCTAGCAGGCGCAGCTGCGTCAATACCTGCTGGCCTTCTTGCTGCTCTGATCGCCAACCGAGGATTTCACGTGGCGTATATGCCACCCAATACGGGCGTCCATTGCCATCACTTGGAGCATCCACCAGTACACCAATGTGGCCATAACGGATCATCTTGCGAGTGGTTTCGTATGTCCAGACGTTGAGGTCATTGCCGAGCATGTCAACATCAAACAACTGCTCGCGGATCACGTCTGCAGTGTCATCAAGCCTGACGGGCTTGCGCGTGAGCATACCGGCCAGCATCCGCTCAAGGCGCTGGTAGTACGGCGGGCATACGCTACGTGCAAGGCGGTTGTCGTAGGACTCGTCTTGCTCGCGTGGTTCCTGCGGCAGGTAACGGCGATGCTTCTTGCGCATCCCATAGGTGCCGGACATCAAGTCCTCAATGAGGATCCAATGCGCCTCTTGCGCGTACCACGCAGCGGATGGATCCTGCACGCGTGTGACGCGGCGCTGCGCTGTCGGCCGGTCGTAGAAATTGAAGCCGGAGTACATTACAGCGCCGCAATCATAAGGTCAGTTTACGATGCAGCGATCAGCGTGATGCTGGACTTGCCAAGCTTGATGTCAAACTCAGTGCCAGGATCGTAGCCCATTTCACGGAGATAGCCATCGCCGATCTGCAGCTTGCCGTTGAATTGCACCTTGGTCTTGTAGGTCAAACGCCGACCGGCTTTGCCTTTGCCGCCAAGTTCAACGCCTTTTGCTTCCAGCAGTGCATCGTAGAAAGCAGTGAAGTTCAACCGTTCGCTGCCGTCCTTGTTGGCGGTGGTGTAGCCGCAGTCACGGACCAACTCAGATTTAGTGACGCTGCCGGTCAGTTCCTTGACCTTAGCGAGCAGTTCAGCACCCTTGAGCATTGGTAGGGTAAATAATGAGCGCAATCAATATAGCCTGATGCCTGTCGATCGTCCAGCACCAGCGTGCAGCGGGTTGAATTCACGCCATACGAGGTAGCCAAGTGCATCATTCATGTGGTCGTGGCCAGCATCCTTGTCGGGTTCACCTTTATCGGTGTAGCACTGCAGCTCAAGGCATTCGATCAACCGCTTGCAGCCTTGGTGAATGCTGAGCCGCACCTGGCTTTTGCCATTTTCTAGCAATGCTTGCACGGCAGCAACGCGGTCACGGACTGGTGGGTTTGCCCGTGGTGATTGGTTTGACATGCCATACGACTCAAGGATCTGGATGTCAGTTTGCGCTGCATTGGTGCTGCGGTTGCCGCCGCTGGCATCTGGGTAGACATAAATACGCCGCTGCGGGTAACGCGCTTGGATCTCTTGCGCCAAGGCGTCGGTGTCATGAGCGCCTGAGATCTCATCAATGACCAGCAGCTTGTCACCAAGCCTGACACCAATGATGGCTGACATATTGGCCACGTTGAAGTCAACGCCAATACGCAGCGGCTCGCGGTCTAGATCAGGCAGCTCACTTACGACATGCTTGGCGCGGTCAAAGCGGTCGTAAACAGTACCGGTGGTGAGGTTGACGAACTCACCATCAAGGTATGCCTTAAGCAGGTTAGGGTCATAGTTTGCCTCAAGGCGCTCGATGAAGTCTGCCGGCAGATGCGGGTTATCGGATGATCGCATCTTGATGAGATGCCGATCCGTGCGTGACTTAGCATCTTCACTGCCGAAGGTATTCCACATCCAGCGGAAGCCTTCTGGCGTTGAGGCAGCACCAAACTGCCGGACGTTACCGGAACGCAAACGGCCAAGGATTTTGGGAAACGCCTTGTTGGCGATGCTTGGCGTTACGGTGTCGATCTCATCAGCCAACACCCATGCAAGGTTCAAGCCGATGATGCGTGACCAGTTTTCAAAGCTACGGCACAGGATCTTGGTGTCACCACCTGGCAGGTGCAGCATGTACTCCGGCAGCGGTGATGCCCTGAAGGTGTAGGGGATTTCATACGCCTCCAAGAACTGCTCAAAGTCGTTCTGCCAGATATCACGTATCAATGGGCCAGTCGGCTCCATCACAGCGCCGATGAAACCTTGATTGGCCGCGGCCAGCATCACTGCCTTAGCGCATAACGCACGCGTTTTACCGGCGCCATAACCAGCTGAGATGCCAA